GAAAATCTTTATGTCTAAAAGATCTTCAATTACTTCTCTTCGATGAGCCGCAGGAAGTTGCATAAAAGGAACAAAAGTACTGCTACCCAAAATTACAATTTGAGTAAAAGACTTATAGTTCATTTTGAGAACTGTTTGCTCTAACCATTTCTGCTGATCGACAGATGCGGATGCCTGATCCAAAACTTCACCATTTCGATGAATTTCAAAAATATTTGGTTTGATTCCACGAACAACCTTCCACTCGGTAGTTCCAATAGTAAACTCAACTTCTACAATACAGTCCTTTTCATTTACGGTATTGATGAGTTGTGGTTTATTAATTTTCCGAAATGGTCTTCCAAATAAAGAAAAAGTAAGAGCATCTAAAATTGTGCTTTTACCTGCACCATTCGTACCAACAATCAAATTGGTCGAATTTAGAGTAAAATCAACCTCGGTATATTGATTACCAGTAGATAAAAAATTCTTCCATTTTATAGTTTTGAATAATATCATTTTAATATTTTGGTGGAATTACAATATCATTTTCAGTAATAATCGTATAGTTATATTCATATTGTTTACAAGTCTTTATTATTGCTTCATCTTCAACTTCAATCACATGCATTTCCGGATAATCTTCCTCCTCCAACATCATAGCATATCTAACCGCATCATCTTCTTCTTCAAAAATATAGATGATCTTATCTCCATTAGGGTTAAGTACAGAATAGACACCTTCATCCTCTTGCCCCAGAATTGTAAGTATAAACATTTTTATACCAACTCACAGGCTTCCTGATATATTTCTTTGAACATTTTTTGAATTATTTTTTTGTCCAGATTTATTTCTGATTCTTCAATATATCTGTTCAGAACAGAAAGAGTGTCTTCTGACTCAAATGCTTCAAAATTTTCATTTTCTTCAATTTGAAAGTTCTCAACAATTTTGAGTTCTGCTACATTTGAAGTATAAAGTTTATCAATAAACTTTTCAAACTTTTTAGTATTTGTTTTTTTACGAACGATAACTTTTACAATTTTATTTTCATATTCACGAGTATCAAATGTCTGATAGTTTGTATCCTCATAGTGAATGATATAATACATTCGATAAGGATTATTTACAGGAGTATGTTCTAGTGTTTCAGTATCAAAAATATGAAATCCACGAGTATCATTTACATCATTCCAATACATTTCATAAGGATTTCCCAAATAAAAAACGACACCATTAGTAGAACGAGTGTGATAATGCCCAGAAAATACTTTTGTAAACCCATCAAAAACTATAGAATCCATACCATCATCCATCGTATGTCCACGATAGGATTCAAATCCATTCAATTCCAAGTGTCCCATCGCAACCTTACATCCACTTTTTTTGATAAGACGTAAAGTTTTTTCTTCGTTATCGGCACATATCCAAGGAATGAAAAGAGTATTCAAATTTCCTATTTTAACTACTTCTGGATCACTATAAGTTTTGATATTAGAGTAATTTTGAAGTAGAAGAGATGGGGAATTTACATTATTCGTGTTCTTATAATATGCATCGTGATTTCCCACTAACATATGAACATTATATTTTGAAAGGGGATCTAAAACAACTCTTTTTGTCCATTCTAAACTTTGATAATCAATTGATTTACGACTATCAAAAGCATCTCCCATATGAATAACAGTTGTAATCCCGTGCTGTTCCAGTGTCGGGAAAAAAATGTTTTTATAAAATGACTCAAAATAATCTTGAAAAAGTTTAGAACCTTTTCGGCAACCATAATGAGTGTCAGTGATGATTGCGACTTTCATTCAATAACGAAGTTTAGAGTGGATTCCATCCTTGATGCTATTATAATCTGAATAGTTTCCGGTGTCAACTGTATTATCATCGGTGAAGACCTCGGAGTATTCAGAACGTTCAAGAATCTTATTTTTGATTTCTAACTGACGTTTTTCTTTTTGAATACGACGAAGAAAGGCATAGTGAATAATCTGAGTAAAATAAGCAAATGGGTTCTGTGATTTCTCTGGGTCAAAGTTATGAATATACTGAACACAGTTTTCAATACCATCAGAAATCATATCTTCCTTGAACATATAGTTTACGAAGTTTGGTTTGAAAGAGAGATGATTTGCAATCTTCAAAAAACACTCACCAATATATCTTGGTATTTGTGATTTTGTATCCCATCCTTTTGACCTATCTTCTCTTGTTGGTTCTCTGCCATACTTTCTGATAAAACTGATTTCAACATCCTCACGATACTTTGTGAGAGCAGCAAGAAACTCTTTATTATTGACGTAATGTTCTGACCTTTTTCTTTTGGTCATAATGTTTGTGGTAATCATAAGTTTTACTCATTATTATGTAGATATTATAACACTTTTAGAAATAGTTGACAAGTTTCTCAAATCTGATAGAATAACCTTTGTGAGGGTTGAAAAGTTATATTAGCTGTTTTCATAGAGCTTCTCTAAGATATCTTTAGCATCATTTACACTTGAGAGATATCCCATTTGACGATTAATGTTTGATTCATTATTTTTTCTCTTATAAGATTGTCTCAAATAAGATTGATACATTGATATCATTTCAATATCATAAGATTCAGAAAGAGTCAAAACATCATCAAGTTTGATAATAAACATATCTTCTGTTGTTGTCTTTAACCAGGGTTCTATCTTATATCCAGATTCACCACCTCTACTTTTATATTCAGAGATTACAATTGGGTTTGAGACAATCAAAAAAGTTCTCTCTTCCTCTTCTGAGGCTGCAACTTTGGCAAAAACTTCTTCACCAGACTTAAGTTTGAGAGTGCAGTAAAAATCTTCCTCTATCATTTTCTTTTTGTTAAGATGTAATTTCCTATTACTAAAATATCAATATCCATTTTTATAAATGAATCGATTGCATCCTCTGGTGTTTCAACTATTGGTTGTCCATTATCATTAAAGGATGTATTTAACAATACCGGTATTCCAGAAATATCATTATATTTTTCCAAAAGAATAGTAATTTCCGGATTTAAATTTTTATTTACTGTTTGTATTCTGCAAGTATGGTCTTCATGAGTAATTGCTCCCAATTCTTCAATTTTGCTTTTTTTAACTGTTTGAGAATAAAGCATATATGGATTCGACATTCCCTCTTCAAAATAATTTGAAACATATTCTTCAAGAATAATTCCAGCAAAGGGTCTCCAATATTCCCTATGCTTTACTCTAGAATTTAATATTTTTTTATTATTTTTAAATTTTGGATTCATTAATAGTGACCTAGACCCTAAAGACCTAGGACCAAATTCAGATCTATTTTGGAACCACCCAACAATCTTATTTTCATATAAGTATTTAGAAGATATGCTACACAATTCATTAAAACATTCGTAATATTTGTAATCAATATTATTTGAAGATATTAAAGAACGCAATATTTCTTCATTTGAATAAAATTTTCCCAATAAAGATAAATTTTGGGGAAGTTCAATTTTTTGATTTTTTTTGAAAAGAGCATAACATGCAGAACCAAAGTGTAAACCACAATCACTAGTAAACGGTGGAATATATATGTTTTTTACAATATTTTCCTTAATTATTTTAGAGTTTGCAAGTATGTTTAAAAACACTCCTCCAGATAAACATAAATTTTCTTCTAAATATGATTTTTTTTTCAATTCTTTTAGATAATCTATTAAAGCATTTTCTAAATTTTTTTGAATAAATGCTGATCTATCTTCTGCACTTAATTTATTAATTTCAATTAAATGTGGATTACTAGTACCATTGGGATTTGATATGAATTGAATAGCAGGGATTCCTTCGTAAGTTAATTTATAATCTTTATAAAAATAATCACATTTTCCATACGCAGATAATCCCATCACTTTTCCACAATATGTTTCTCGATAATTTGGATCTGAAAAAAATATATTTTTTTTAGTTTTTTCACAATAAATATTGTGAGCCCAGTTCAAATAATAATTTCCAAAAGAATTGTATGATGGAATTGATGGAAAAAATCTAAATATTTTTTTACTTTTGTCAAAGTACCCTATAGAAGATTCTTCAGAAAAAATTATATTTCCGTTCACAGATTTGAATAATGATCCAGATCCATCTAAAGTTATAAAACTGCCATTATTAAAAGGTGAAGAAAAAATTGATGCAGATGCATGAGACATATGATGTGATATCAATTCAAATTCAGCATTTGGAAAATATTCTCCAAATTGCAATTTCATCTGATTGTTTTCATAATTGTCATAAAATTGTTTGGATGTCATCGTTGGAATACATACGATGTCAACATCTTCTTTTAAAATATTTGCAACATTCAAACAATACTCTATGGATTTTTTTGGAAAAATCCCATCATACTTTATCTTTGTTAATCTTTCCTCACTTATACTTATAATATGGTTGCCCCCACAAAAAAGAGTGGCTCCTGCATCATGAACCCATTCATTCACATTATTTTTAGGATCCCAACCAAATGATCCATATATTCCAAGAACATTCATAAATTACCTCTTAATTTTATCGTGACTATTTCATAATTAAAGTTTTCTTCATTATATATTTTAATTCGTTCTATCAAATGATTGAGTGTATAATTCTTTTTTGAGTTATAAGTACAATCATCGGCAATATCATAAAGTGTTGCTTTGACTTTATCTTTGCCTTTACGAAGAACTCTTCCAATACTCTGAAGGTTTCGTATTCTTGATTTACTTGGAGAAGCAAATATTACATTATGTAGATTTTTTATATTGATACCAGTGGAAAATGTTCCATAGGAAGCAACTATAATAGCATTCTTTTCTTTTTCAGTAATCTCACGAACTAATTCTCGTTCTTCGGCATTTACTCCACCGTGAATAAAAAATACTTTACGATCACTTTGCTTATTTTTATTTATATTTTTGTAAAGTATTGCTCCGTGTGTTTCTACTCTTGAATATAATACCAGAGTGTTTCCCTTTAGATCTAAAGTCAAGTTTGTGATGAATCTATTTCTCTGTTCGTGAGAGATAAGATATTGTATTTCACCCTCATATATATCAAACTTTTGAGGAGGGTGTTTGAGGACAATACACTGAATATCTAATTGTGAAAGATGACCCTGTTTCATTAACTCATCAGTTCTCGTAACTTTATAAGAAGGACCAAACAATCCCTCTAATACCCATTTATGAGTCTGAGTTCCATCAAGAGTGCCGGTAAATCCAAAACGATACTTTGCATGATGAAGTTTCGTCATAATCTGAATCAGTGACTTGCTCTTGAATAAATGAGCTTCATCACCTATAATGACATTATAATCCTCAAAGAAAGATCTTTCTAATTTATAAATAGACTGCCAGGTAGTAATTGTCACTGAGTGTTCATTTGTCTTTTCTCTACCAGAATAAATTTTGTGGCAATATGACTCAGAATCCCAACCATAATCCTCAAAATCCTTATACATCTGCTCTACAAGAGATGTCGTTGGAACAACTAAAAGAATTTTTTGCCCTTTATCTACATAGTATCTTACGATTGAATAAATCATCAGAGATTTTCCTGAGGCAGTGGGTGATATCAGCAGTTTTCGATTATATTTTAGTGCATCGTATACTCCATCCACTTGATAATCACGAGGAGTATGAGAGCAAATAGAACTCATATAATCTTTTACACCCTC